TCAGCTTCCAGAAGTTGCAGGAAATAGAGTCCCTCGTAAATGCCTTCCCAGGCTGGTGGCAGCCGATCACCCAGTGAACCCAACAAATCGAAGTCCAGCGGCATGATGCCTTGATGAACTACTCCCACTGGAGTCTGCAAAGGCCCCACTGTTTCCCAGAGGCGATTGTCGAAGTTGATCCCGGAAGCAAACCTCATCAGAGCCCGGTCATTAAACTGCAACACTCGATTCTCCGGGCGGCTCAGAGGCACATTGCCCCACTGGTCGAAGAACCGCACTGCCAGAGTGAGCGAGCGTATCCCGTCCATCGACTGGTAGAACAGGTCGCCATTGATAGCCACCACACCACGGTCGCTTACTGTCCCAAAATCGATTTGAGCCACTCGTTGCAGAGGTTCGGTGAGCGTGGACCATTCAGCGCGTGTCGGCGGTACGTTAAGTGTGTAAATCTGGCGACGTGTGAAGATGTAGAGCGGTCCTTGGCCAAGTGAAGTATCGAGTAGGGCGGGATGTTTAAGCGCCCGAATGTTACCGGCCATGGTCGGCACAATGAACGCATCCCCAGCCAGTGAAGTGGGGTTCTCCGTGGTCTTCAGGATGGAATCCCGGAAATCGTACTGAGGGCTGCCAGAGGCTTGGCTTCCGACGATGTCTCCAGCGCAATACTGACGACCGAAGGCATACCAGATTCGGCCCATGTAGTAGTCCATCGGACCAGCCGCAGGCAACTCAGAGGCAACACCAGTTGAAGCCCCGCCAGTAGTTGACTTGGCTGTGATCTGCCAATTGAACGTGTGAACGATGCCATGAAGCGTGAAAGACACGGTCATGTTCACCGGAGGCGTGCCAGCGTAAGCACTCCGAATGAAGGCAACAGCCGAAGCTCCAATGGCTGGAAGTGTGAAGTCCTGATCGAGGGTAAAATCTCCACCCGTAGTGCTGAACAGGCTGCCAGCCGGAAAAATCGTTCCTACCCTGGTATCGTCTATGTTCTTGATCGTGATGGTGAATACGTCCGGCGTTGTCCCTGCCGCCGTTCCCAAGAAACCAAGACTTCTTCTAAGAATCGTTCCATCCCAGAACAGCGGTAAAGTCACTAGATCCCCGGATTGGATTACCAAGAACTCCTCGCCCTGCACCATGAACCCCAAAGGTTCAGTCGGCGGCATGGTTAACCCGAACACTGCCGACAAATCTTCCACCGAGTTGTCCGTATCCACCCGGATTCGGTAAATCCGACCGCCAATCATCGCCACAATGTAGGGATTGGCAAAGGGCGGCTCGTACATGTAGGCGCATTGGAAGATTCCAGGCCACTTGAAGTTCTGCACCAAAGGCTTCCAGCCAGTCCGCTGAGCCACGCCGCCTCCGCGCACCTCCCCATTGGTAAGCCACGCCAGTTGATTGCGCTTCAGGCCCGTGGGGAACTCCTCGCTGGCCATCGTCGGCACTCGTCCTGAGTCGATCCCGCCCGACCAGTCCAGTTGGCCGTCAACAATGCGAGTTCCATTCCCATTTCCATTAGCCATCAGCTATTGAAAGTCTCCAAAGCGCCTCCTACCGTCAACCACCAATGGGAAAGCGCGATCTGCCAGTAAATAAGCGTGTCGAACGATACGGCACAACCTGGGAGCCTCTCATCTCGCCTGTGGAGGTGGAAGCCATCATGATCCGCAGAGGCGGTCAGTGGAAAACCAAGGAAGGCCGACAGGTCGGAAATGGGCTCCTGTTCCATTTGAAACGGTTTATCAGCTTAGTTTGGCCAGAGCACGTCTGGCACAAGTGGAGCGAGCTTCAGTTGAAGTCGTTTCTGGAAAATAAGATCATAGGAGTAATGGCTCCGGCTAGCGCAGGGAAAACACACGATGCGGTAATTTTTGTTCTGTCAGATTTTTACGTGTGGCCGGATTGCACTACGGTTTTAGTGTCTTCTACTGAACGTGAAATGTTGGAGCTGAGGGCTTTTGGAGAGCTGAAGGCCTGGCATCAAAAAGCTAAGGATAGATTTCCTGATCTGATTCCAGGAAACCTCATTGAAAGCCGCCAAAGGATCGTCACTGATTCAAAGTACGATACTGAAGACGGTCGAGATTTCAGAAACGGAATTTGCGGAGTGCCATGCAAAAAGGGAAACACCTACCAAGGGTTATCTTCTTTTTCCGGAGTGAAAAACAAACGAGTAAGGCTGCTTTGTGATGAAGCTATGCTGATGCCTAGGATTTTCGTCGATAGCATTTCCAACTTGGGAAAGAATCAGGACTTCAAAGCCATAGTTCTTGGCAATCCAAAGGATCCGCTTGATGCACTAGGAATCATCTGTGAACCAAGTGCCGAAGTTGGGGGATGGGAAAGCAACATCGATCAAACTCCTGAAACTAAAACGTGGCCGACAAGATTCCCAGGCGGGATCTGCGTTCAACTTCCAGGCAGTGATTCTCCAAACTTGGATGGTAAACTTGGAATTCCACTGATCACACAAGAGCAGATTGATGCTGATGTCTCTTTTTTCGGCCGCGATAGTACGCAGTTTTGCATGATGGATATGGGGAGAATGCCCCGTGGAGAAGGACTACGCAGGGTCATCACTCGTCAGCAATGTTTGAAGTTCCAAGCGATGGAGGCACCAATCTGGAAGAACGACAAAAGAACAAGAATTGGAGGATTGGATGCCTCTTACAGTGCCGTAGGTGAAGGCGATCGAACTATCTTCATCGAATTGCAGTTCGGTGAAGGGGTTAATGGAGATCAGATTCTGGCAATGGTCGATGTTGCACTTGTTCCTATCAATGCTTCAGACCCGGAAATTCCAGAAGACCAAGTTGCGCTCTTTCTCAAGAGCCAATGCGAACAAAGAGGCATACCACCAGAAAATATGTTCTTCGATTCAACTGGACGCGGAACTCTCATGTCGGCTTTTGCTCGGCTATGGAGCCCCAACGTGGTGCCAGTAGAATTCGGAGGAAAGCCAACTGAGCGAGTGGTGAGTTCCGACATTCGTGTCACTGGCCGAGAATACTACGGCAAACGAGTCTCAGAACTTTGGTTCGCGGTGGCCCACACTATTCAGGCTTCCCAGTTTCGTGGTATGACTGAGGAAGTGATGCTGGAAGGATGCGCACGCGAGTGGGGATTCACAGGATCAAACAAAATTGACGTTGAATCCAAAAGACTCACGAAGGGCAAAACAGGTAGGTCCCCTGATTTGTTTGACGCACTCGCAGTAGCTGTCGAGGGAGCCGTTCAGAGAGGATTCATCATCAAACGAAAGGTAGCTCCACCGGCAGTGAAGAAGGAGTTTGACTGGAGAGAAAAGTTTAAAAAACAAGCGGCAGATGTGGAGTCGAATCATCGCCTGAACTACAATGCCTGACTCACTTGACCGTAATCGGCCCGATGGACACCTGTCTGTTGGTATCTCCCACACGCACGAAGGTGACCGTGCCATAAACGCTCGTGATCTGGACAGCAACGCACGCCGGATCTTTGGACAATGCGCCCACGAGCTTGGTCACGTTGGTCGTGGAGCAGCCGGTAAGAAGGAGACAGAAAAGTGCGGTGAGTTTCATGGTTTTGGTTTTTCCTTAGATTCGGCGCGTTCTTCTTCGCGTCCAGCCGTCTTGCCCTGTTCCCGTTCGATAGCCAGCCAGTTGTCCAAGCGCGAGTTGATGACGCGATGCACTATCCGTATCTGGCGCAAGGAAAGAAGCTGGATGAGGGTGGTACAAACCACACCAACGGCGATGATCTTGGTAGCCCAGTCCATAGTCACTTAGGTTTGCTGTCAGATTTCTGTAAAAACTCCCTGATTCGTCGCACGGTTTCTTGATCGTCTGAGAGCGGTGGGAATTCCACCACTACCTTGAATTTAGCTGGGCTGGCATGAGTGGCGGGGCCGCTGGCACCGCTGGAGACTTGCTTCTCAGGAAGGTCATTGGTTCTGTCGGGTATTGCACCCATGTCAGGTTGACATTGGAGGATGTGGTTCCCTTGCCCAGCTTGAGTCTTTCGGTCCAATCCACCAAGTCGTGACTCATCTCTAGCACGCCCGGCACAGGCGTGACAATAGAAAGCGGGATGGTGCCAAATTGCTGTGGGGTAGTCGTGGCTGGCGGAACGTCCAATTTGGCTGGGGCTGTCTCTCCAATCATGTTAGTTGCTGTGACTCCTACAGTACGAGGCTGGGACAAGTCCCAGTTGGTGACCGTGAAGCGGTTGGTAACCATTGCTGCCAGGAAGATTCGGTTCGTGCCGTTGTAACCGTAGAAACGATACCCCTCAGCATTCGGGGATGGGAACCATCCAAAACTTAAGTTGGTAAGCTGGGCATGAGCGGTCCAAGCCAGCAACGACAGGAGAAAAGCCAGTTTCATTGGTTAAGCACCGATAAGGCCGTGGGCTATTAACGCATCCATCAGGGCCTTCACTATCTGGGCGAGTTGTGCTGTGGTGACCGTGGCTGTGTCCAG